ATGGATGCAAGCGACAATTCCTCCGATTTCCCGGAAGGGGCGGCCAACGCCGAACTGGTCGGGTGCTGGGCTACTGCCTCGCCGCAGTTGCTGGCCACCGTGCTGAACAACGCCATCGATGCCGAGGATCTGTCCGGCTTCGCGGCGCTGCTGTCCGATATCGCCCGCGACCGCGGACTCAAGGGCAATCGCGGCGCGCACCAGTCGATCTACGACATGCCGTACGCGAGTCTGCTGCCGCGCCAGCAGCACCTCCTGGCCGACGCCTTCGACCTGTTCGTCAAGCTGGGGCTGGAACTGCAGCCTCGGCAGCAGCGGCTGAACGACTGAACCGCCGAGCGGGCAAGGTTGCGGGCTGGCTGGTAAACTCGCGGGTTTTCCTCGTTCCCGTCGATGGACGGGATTACCGACCGAAGTCATGTCCGAATCGCTTGCCGCTGGCGCGGCCCCGGCCCCAGCCGGTCCCGAGAAGGCCAATCCGAGGCGCATTTCGGTGGCGCCAATGATGGACTGGACGGACTGAGAACAGTATGTGATTGAATATTGAAAGGATTTGTGGTTATTCGTCTGCTTCGTGTAGCAACGAAGTAGCACCGCGCAACCTGAGTGGACGGGAAAAATTGGCTATGGCGGTACATGATGGTGACCTGCAAGCGTTTCTGCGCTTAAACAACCTTGCTGGCGAAGTGTGGGCGGCTAGCGCGTGCGAATGGCCTGATCTTCAAGAAATCGCGCGCGACTATACGAGCCGCTTAGATGCGTTCCGTGATGCTGCCGACTATCTGGCGAGAATGGTTCAGAAGTTCGAAGGGGTACATTCTGTCCGGTGGCGCGTTAAGGACCCCGATCATTTACTCGCCAAAATCGTTAGAAAGCGCGCGTCAAAAAACGAAAAATATGATGATATCGATGTAACGAATTACACGAGCAAAGTTACGGACCTCGTGGGTCTAAGGGCATTGCATCTGTTTAAGGATGATTGCTTCGCCATACACGAGAAGATTCTTTCCTCTTGGTCGCCATTAGAAGATCCGGTTGCCTACGTGCGTAAAGGGGATGACGACCGGTTGCTGCAACAATTGCATGGCCATGGTTTGGCGGTAAAGGAGCATAGTGACGGTTACCGATCAGTTCATTACCTCGTCGGGTTCCAGCCATCGAAAGAATCGATCACCGCAGAAATCCAAGTTCGGACCATTTTTGAAGAAGGCTGGAGCGAGATTGACCACCGTATCCGCTATCCCAATTTTTCAGATAACGAGCTGCTTGCATATATCCTTACGATCTTCAATAGGCTCGCGGGCAGTGCAGACGAGATGGCGGGCTTCGTGCGAAATCTCGCCGCTGCGATAGCGTTGCAGGAAAAGACCGTTGCAGATGCAGCTGCTGAACGGGAGGCGGCATTCGCCAGCTTAGAAGCGGCTATGGCAAATCTGGGCGAGGAGCGTGCCCAAGGAGAATCCTTGAGGCAGTCCTTGGATCATTTGCGGGGCGAACTCGACGCTTACAAGGCGAAAACTAGCCGCCTAGAGAGCGCAGTGCGCCGTAGCAACGATGTGGTAAAGCGTGTCAGTGAGGTCGATCCGTCGCTCCTTAAGGTTTTGGCGGAGTCGCAGATGGAAGATGTGCGGAAACGTCTTGTGCCTCCGAATAAACTGCTTGAAGTTATTAAGCAATATGGGATCAATCCACCTTATCGGCCTAGCCTTGAGGGCGACGACAACTAGGTGTTCCGTGTCGTTTAGCTTCCCGTTGTCGTTCAAAAACCGCATAGTTGTGTGCATTCTTTTTGTGCCGCGGCACGCCTGTCGTCAATGTATTTTGCAAGGTCTTGGACGTGGATCCCTTTAGCGCTCTTGTTGGAGCCCTCGATGCGGACCACCGGCAGGCGAATTTCACCGAGGCTGATTTTGCGCAGAAGCTTCTCAGTGCTTAGATGGGGGAAATAGTCGCGAGCGACGACATCGATCGGCACCACCGCTGTGGCACCGTACTGAGCTAGTAGAAGGAAAATAGTCGTCATTGTGCTGTTCATTAATCGAGGTTGCTCCTGATCCCTGGCAGCGTGTCAGGTGGCGGGCGGTTTCGAGCTGACGCCATCGATTGCGGCGTCCAAGGCCGCCTTGTCGTGATACGAAGTACCGAGGAAGCAGCCGGGCCAGCCGGCTCTCGCCACCGGGACGCATCCCGCTCGTGTCGACGTGCCAGCGACATCAGAGCCTTTACCGTCTGCCCAGTCGATGCGTTCCTCGCTCATGCAGCACGCCTCAATACCGTCTAGGTCCGTCATGCTGCGATTCTCCGGTCCTTCTTTTCGTGCCTCGACCAACTCGCCATCTCCGGCACGTTGGCGCGCACCAGCGCGGCTGCCATGGGCGGACTGACGCTGTTGCCACACATGCGTACCTGAGCGTGTTTCGGCAGCGGCCGTCCGTCGATCACCGGGGCGATCACGTAGCTGCTCGGGAAGCCTTGGGCGGCGTAGAGCTCGTGCGGCTCCAGCATCCGCATGCCAATGTCGGCGATTAGGTATGGCTCACCAGCGACCGTCACCACGCCAAGGCGGTCCTTGGTCGGGATGGTGTGCATGGGGGCGCGGCAGTCCTGATCCTGGCCGCCCTCGCTGTAGTACTTCACGAGGAAGGCGCGGACCTCGCCGATGTGGGTGCCGCCTGCCGTTACGGTGGGCGCCGGCGCGTCGGTAGCACTGCCCGTGCATTCGCCGCGGAGCTTCACCAGGTGCGACGTCGTGACGGCCGTGTCGCCCTTTGCTGTGATGGTCTGCATCGGCTCGCTAGCGTCCCGCGGGCGGCTTTGCCCGGCTCGGCCGCCGCAACCGACGAGCTGCGCCGACACCAAGGCATGGTGGTCCGCGGTGGTGATCGTGCTGGCTGGCTCCTGCAGTGCGACGCCCGGACCGTCGTAGTTTCCGCCGTAGTGCTTCGCAAGGAAGGCCGATACCAGCGCGTGTTTCGCACCGCCGGCCACCACGGTGCCAAGCGGCTTGTCCAGGCCGGGCGCACGCGGCGCTTGGCCGCTTCTCTCAGCGTATCCGGTCTGAACGAGCGTCGGGGCGACCACGGCATACGAGCTGCTGGCTGTCACTGTCTGGAACGGGGCATCAATGTCGCGCGCACCAGACCCCCAGCGCTGGGCGGCCCCGGGCTTACCCTCGCCATGGGACAGCGTAACAATGAACGGGCGCGGCGAGTCGGTGACGTACCGCCGCAGGCCTCGCGCGATACGGCGCTGCGTGGCCTCGGCCAGCGAGCGCTTGCGCTCGAAGATGGAAGGGCAGGGGATCGACCAGTCGATGCACTCAGCCGCCGTCCGCCACGGCTTGCGCTTGCGGGCCTTCACCTCAGCGCTGCCGGGCGCGCCGTGGGTAGCCTCTGGCCAGACGATCGGCTTGCCGTCGCAGCGGGCGATCAGGAAAAGCCGTTTGCGGATGGTGGGTGCTCCGTAGTCGCACGCGCGCAGTTCGCGCCATTCGACCGCGTATCCCTTCTCCTGCAACTGGTGGACGAAGCTGCGGAAGGTCTTTCCCTTGCGCACGGGGCAAGGCTTGCCGTCGGGCAGTCCCGGCCCCCACGTCTGGAATTCCTCAACGTTCTCCAGGATGATCACGCGCGGTCGCACGAGCGCTGCCCAGCGCATGGCCACCCACGCCAGGCCGCGAAGCTTCTTGTCGCGTGGCTTGCCGCCCTTCGCTTTGGAGAAGTGCTTGCAGTCCGGCGAGAACCACGCCAGGCCGACTGGTCGTCCGCGTGTCAGCTTGATCGGATCAACGTCCCACACCGACTCGCAGTGGTGCTCGGTCTGCGGGTGGTTGATCTCATGCATCGTCACGGCTTCGGGGTCGTGGTTGATAGCGATGTCGACATGCCGGCCGAGCGCAAGCTCGATGCCGCAGCTCGCGCCGCCACCGCCGGCGAAGTTGTCCACGATCAGCTCGTGGCTGATGTCGAGCAGGAACTGGTCGCGGATCATTGGCCGTTCCTCCCTGCCCGTCGCAGCGCGAGGCGGCGAGCCCGCAGAATGCCGGCCAGTCCTTGGCGGTCAACCTCGATAGCACCGAGCTTCACAGCCCGCACGCGCATGGACTTGCAGATGTCGAAGTGTTCTCGATAGGTGCCTGGCTTCTGCAGCCACCGGCGCGCCACGCCGATCTTGTCGACCATCGCGAGCAGTTCGTCGGTGGAGTCGGCAAGCATGTGGCACATGACCATGCGGCCGTACTTCGCTTCCATGTCATCGACGTAGACGGCCATCACGCCTCCTTCGACGCGGCGAGGGAGGCATCGATTTCGGCGCGATCCTCGCTGTCGAGCCTGAGAGGGATAACTCCTTCCTCGGGGTACTCGGCGTACCAAGCGAACAGCCCCGGGCCGGTGTCTTTGCCGTCGTCGTCCAAGCTGCCACTCAGGCGGCCGATGCACAGCTCGGTGTCCATCTGCTCGTGATGGCGATCGATGTCGGAGGGAAGCGCGTCGGGCGCGGCCAGCTCAATCGCGTCGGCCAGTTCCTTGGCCCGAATGCATAAGACCGACGAACGCACGCCCGCTTCCTCGGCGGGCTGCCCGGCCGAGGAACTGTACGTTTTCACGCTGATCAGCTTCCCCGCCGGGGCGGCCTGCGGCGCGCTCGGTGAGGCGGCGTCAGTGTGCGGCATGGCGGCGTAGCCTTGTCCGGCCGCATGACCATTGATCTCGATCCGGTAGTCCTTCGGCACGCCCGACTCCGTGCGGGATAGCAGGGCTCGCTCAATAGCGCGGGCGAACTCGTACGTCCGCTGGCCTTGGCCGCACGGGTCGTGTTGCTCAATGAGCTTCGCAATTTGCGTTTCGGGCAGACCTTCCAAGCCGACGCTGCCTAGTGGCTGCGATGCTTGCTCAAAGACATCATTCTGGCGTCCGCTACCGCCGCAGTGCGCGCATGCGTCGCCTTCGGCGATGGCCGTGTCGAGTCGGTCAAGCGCATTCAGCGCGAAAGCGAGGAAGTCGTTAAGCTCACCGAGCCGTGCCTTGTCGGGCCGCGCGTCCGTGTGGAGCAGCGCGCTGACCTCGTGCTGCATGGCTCGGTACAGGCCTCGAGAGCGATCTACGTGCTGCCGCAGGCTGCTGATCGTGGTGGCCTCGTGCTCGCGTGCGCCCAGCAGCAGCGCGCGGGTCGCGTGGTCGCCGACCAACGCCGCCGAGGCATTTCGGGCGAGCAGCATCGCGGCGAAGTTCGCCACGTCGACCACCTTGCCTTTGCACATGGACTGCGCCATCAGGACGGAGAGCTTTTCCAGCGAGCAGCGGCGCGGATCGTCCCAGCCGTTGAAGCCCTGCGCGCGCTTCTCGGCCAAGCGTGCCTTCTGCTGCGCCGACAAGCCGTCGACGGCGATATCGTCCACGTGCGGCCGAGGTGTCGGATCAATCGGGCTGTCGTCGGTGTATGCAAGGCGTGGTGCGTATTCCATAGTCATGCGAGGGTCTCCGTGTCGTGTGTGGGCATCGCGATACCGTGAACTGCGAGCTCGGCCATGACGCGATCCTGGGCAGCGGTCAGCGCGATAGGGGAAGCCGCTTCGATGGCGGCGGCGATATGCGGCGCGGCTGCGCGCAGCGTTTTTCTTTCAAGCTGATAGAGGGCAATCTCGCCTGTGCGCTCCGCCCGAGCGGCGATGTCATCGAGCGCCAGCTGCGCCGAGCGAATCTGCACGTCGAAGTCCCTAACCCGCTGGATTGCCATCGCGTGCCGAGCGGTGGCCACGAGTTGAAAGACCGCGAGGAACGATTCCGCGGATGGGTCGAGGAACAGCCGCGCGATTGCGTCGAACAGGCGCAACTGCATCCCTTGCTTCACGCGCTGGTCCGGCTGCCTGGCACGGCGGCATTGGTATGGGTGGCGGCACCTCATGACAAGGCACCGATCCATGCTTCTTCGGCGGCCAGCGTGTCTAGCTGGTCGAACAGACCAAAGGGTTGGGGTGGCACTTCGATGGTTTGATCGAAGTCACGCTCCGGCACCACGGGCTCGGGGCCGCGACATGGCGCCGCAGGATTGACCAGTCGCACAATGCGGCCGTCCAGCTCGTGAACGAGCGCCGCCTCGGCCGGCGTGAATATGTCGGGGATGACAACAGCATGCGGGCCCGCCTCGTTGATCGCGTCGCGCGCCATTGCCGCCAGCGTGTCGTCGTGCACGGCGGTGCGCACCCAAGCCCAGCGCAGGCTATGCAGCAGCTCGAAGGGTGAGCGGCCAAATGCCGGCAGCTTTTCATGCTGGCCGATCGTCAGTTGCTGCGGCGTGATGCCGAGGCCCGCCTGCAGCATGCGGCGCAATGGAGCATCAAGGCGGACAACGGCAAAGCCGTGCACCTTCGAAAGGTAGTCCGCTGCATCATCCTGGCCAGCGCCAGGGCGTCCGGTAAGTCCAATCAACATGTGGCCTCCTCAGTCGAGGTCGTTTGCCTGACGGCGTTTGTAGTCGGGGATGGTGGGATCGAAGCGCGGGCGAGGGCGGCGGCGCGCGCCGGCTTTGCGCCGAGCGTCAAGGAAGTCGCGGACCTGCTTTGCGACGCGCCAGTCGAGGAGGCGGACTTCGGCGATGCCGGAGCCGTTCATCAGCCGGAAACCCTCGACCAGGTCGGCGAAGGTGTATCGCGCGCGGCGCCGTGCCATATCAGCGTCCAGCCGCGGTGACGCGCTTGGCCGATGCGCTGCGAGCGCCGCAGTCGAGCGCGTAGACGATCGCGTCGAAGCTGGACCGGAACAGGCCGAACTGGACGCGGTGGCCGTCGATGACGATGCAAAACGGAATCATCGGCCGGCCCTCAGGTACGACGCGCTGCTGCTGCCGCGGAAACGCCTACACGGCTATCCAACTCCAGGGCGCATGCGTGCGCCGCCAACGCTGCGACGATAAGCAGCAGGTAGGCCAGCCAACCGGGAACCCGTCGACGGATCGCCGTCGCGTGGAACCTGCGGGATGCGCGCGAAGTGTTTGGGCTAGTTGTGGCAGTGCCGGCCGGGTCCAGCAGTCGTGCAAGGCTTTCCATCCGATCCTCCGTCGATTTGGCGCGCAGGGCGGCGCCTCGGTCCGCGCTAGCAGCGCGACGAGGGGAGATGGATCGGTGACCCGTATGTCTTCCGTGCGCCGCGAGGCTAGCTCACGGCGAAGATTATCAAACGATAAACTCTAAGACAAGCAAAAGATAAACTGTCATCCGTTGGCGGCGGCGACGGCCGCTGCGATCTTCGCGATGGCATCCCCGAGGTCTTGCAAGGCCGTGGGGAAGGAATCGGCGTAGATGCCGGTCATTGTGGTTCTGTAGGTGCCATCGTCCTGCTTCTCGATAAGTATCTTGCTTGCGCTCTCGTTTGATGCGGCGTGATGCCGTGTCGTGGCGATAGAGTTTTTTTGAGAGCGCAGCGTCCTGAACTTGGCCAGGTTTATCACCTCGCACATGCCCGCTGCCCCCGGAAATGACCCCGCCGAGGGTGCCCCTCGACTCGTTGTTGTTCCGGGGATTATCGGGCGATGGGCAGCGAAGTTTGCGCAGATTGCCTATGCAATCTGGCCAAAGGCTTTTGGCACAGATGCCAAAAGTGCTGTCCTGTGCGCAGAAAACGAAACAGCCCACCGGCAGGGTGGGCTGTACATGGTGAACCGTTGATGACTAGGAATGCCGGCGCTTGCGCGGCTCAGCGGTTGGCGTACCGCCGCTGAATGTAACTGTTTTGGGAGGGGCAGAAACCGGCGGCTTGGCTTGAGCTGAGGAAGCCATGTCCTGGAGAAAACCCAGGGCCCTTGAAACGTCGGCGTCAGATAGGCCGGAGAGGATGCGCTCCGCCTCAAGGAGCTGGGCGGAGCGCAGCGCCCGCATATCGGCCCCGCCTTCCTCTTCCTCCAGCGGCGTGTCGAGCCAGCCGGGCGGTTTGCCGTAAGCGGCTTCGATCTTTTCCGCTGTGCCGTTGCCAATCCGTCGGGTCGGGGTGCGTCCCGCGAACTGGCTCACCTGCGAGGTGGCCATTCCGAGACGTTCGGCGAAGCGCGCAATGCCGCCTTCCCGGGCGATCAATCGCCGCGTGCGCTCTAGCCGGATGTCCTCTCGCTTCATGCGGCCGAATTGTCCCGCATGTGTAGCAAAAGATAAATTATCAAGTGCTTGCATTGGAGTTTATCAGTTGATAAAGTCGCGGCCATGAGCGACGCAACTCTCAAGTCCTTCCTTGATTCGCTTCCGGTCGAAGAGCGGGAGCCCTTCGCGCACCGGTGCGGGACGTCCTTCGACTATCTGCGGCAGGTGGCCTACGGCAACCGGCTGTGCCGCGAAAAGTTGGCGGCCAGGATCGAGCGAGAGAGCGGCGGGGCGGTCAAGCGTCAGGTCCTTCGGCCAGACGATTGGCACGAGGTCTGGCCCGAACTGGTGTGCCTGGCGCGCTAGCGGTCCTTCTCGCGCTCGAGCAGCTCAACGACATGCTCAAGCCGGCCGAGCAGAGCCTGTGTCTCTGCAATGCACTCCCAAAGGATGTGAGCGGGGTTCGATGCGGGTCGCCGGTTCCGGGAGTAGGGCGTGCCTTCCCCTGTGGCCAGCCACATGGGGGAAACGCCCAACGCCTTTGCCAAGGCGGCAGTGTGCTTGCTGCCTTTGGCGTTGCTGTTGGGATTGCAGAGGTAGTCGATGGACTGAGGGCTGACCTTGATTCTCTCGGCCAGCTGCCGGCGCGAAAGAGGCGGGCGCATCTGCGCCATGGCCCATCGGAGCCGATCGCTGAACGTGAACATGCGGCCGAGTTTGCCATCGGGCCTAGCCAAAAGTTTTTGGCGGTTTCCGACAGAGACCTTTGGCGACGGCATGCCCAGCGGGCAGCGTTGCGCCGCGCCGAGACTTTGCCCGCTCGACCGTGCGGCGCTGTGCCGGCGTGAGCCGGCGAAGGAATTTTGGCTTGTTCTGCTGCATTCGACGCTCCCTGAGCCGCGGTCATGGTGCCGCGTTTGAAGCGAACGATAGATGAAGTGCCGTGAACTCGACACGGCAAAAACTCTGGGGGTTTACCGTGACCTATCAGTATTCGGACATCGACCAGCACGAGGCGCTGTACAACTTGGCGCGTCGCTTTCCGGGGGGAATCGATGCGTTGGCCTTTGCGATGGGCCGGCGGCAGGGCAAGGTCGTGTCGCCCAACGTTCTGCGCAACAAACTGCGGCCCGGTATCGCTTCGCATGCGTTGAGCTATGAAGAAGCGTCTCTCGTGGTCGAGTTGTGCGAGGAGGCCGGTGTCGCATCTGCGAAGGTTCCTGTGCAGGCGTTCTGTTGGCGGCACGGCCTCATTGCCGTGGAGCCGCCTTTCGGTGAGTCGTCCACCAAAGACGTTTTCGGGACGCTGGGCGTCCTCTCCCGCGAGTTCGCTGAGCTGGTCGCCGCCGTGACCGATCGTGCCGCGGATGGCGAGATCAGCGTCCGAGATCGGGAGCGAATCCATAAAGAGGCGCTCGACGTGATGCGGGCCGTCATGCAAGTGACGATGACCGCCGATGCTGCTGTCGAGACGGCAGGGCGGGGAACGCAATGATGCAGCTGGCTCAGTCAAGCCCGCCCGCGATGCGTCAGCGCGCTTTGCTGCGATCGCGCAAGCCCCTCACGAAGCGCGAGCTCGTGTTGCTGTTTGGTCGAATCAAGAAACGCATCCTGCGGGGCGGCGAGCCGTTTGGCGTGTTCGCGATCAAGAGTGGCCGCGGCCGAGTGTTTCGACTAATCAGCGTCAACCACGCCGACTATGCGGCGCAGCTGCGCGTCGACAAGGCGCAGCAGCATTGGATCGCCACCTATGACGGCAGTGCCGACCTGGGCGACGTGTGGGATGACCTCTGTTCGTTCGACCGGGAATAGCGTGAAGCCGCCGTCGGTTCGTTTCGACCGGGACATGCGCTGCTGCCGCCCATCCCGTGAGGCGATCGGCCTCGATTGCGCGCGTCCGCAGCAGCTGTGCTGCGCCTGGGCGTACGTCGAGCGGATCGCGCGCGAGAAGGGGCTCGTCTCGTTGAAAGCCTTCGCGGTCCACCTGCTGGCCTTCTGGCCCCTCAGCGACGTGTTTTTCGCCTTCGCCGCCGGCCGGCAGATGTCGGCGCTTGCCGCAGTCTGCGCCGAGCGCTGGCACCAGATGCCTGACAGCGCTTCGCGCGAGGCATACCGCGCCGATGTGGTCGGCGCCACCACCATCTATCGGGCCGAGTGTGGCCCCGACAACCCGGCCGCATTCGTGGCCACGTTCGATGTTCTCTGTGAGGCCGCGATGCGGCCCTGACTGCTTATGGACTACCCGATTCAACCCCGTCACAAGATTGAAGCGAAGGGCGCTGCCGACGCGCGCTGTGGTCGCCCGAATCCCTATCTGCCTGGCTCGGACCACGCGAAGGCGTGGCAGAAGGGCGCTGAACAGTTGAAGCAGGAGAAGCGCCAATGACGACGTTTGCCATTGACGACAACGAATGGGCGGCGATGCGGCAGGTGGACCTGCTCGCGCGCGACCTTTATGCGGCCCTGCGTCGCCGCATGAACTACGCCACCGGCATCGTTGGAGGCGCCGCAGCTGCGATTTCGTGGTGGGCGCTGCGCGAGGATACCGAGATGCCAGGCCGTCCCGGCGTAAAGGCGTGCAAGCCATCAGAGCAGCAGCTGCGCCGACGCATCGCGCAGCTGCAAAAGGTCGGGCTGGTGGAGTCCATCGGCAACAACCTGCGTCTTCGGTTTCGACTGCCGCTCGCCCGCACGAATTCGCTTGTCCAGAAAAAAGCCGAAGGGGGTCCGGTAGCCCATCAGACTGCCGTCAAAGCTAGTCGCAGCAAGGCTTCGAAGGCTTATGCGCAGGGTAATTCCAGCGCAAAAGCCGACACACATCAGGTATCCGGTTTCTTAAAACCCTCTCCCCCTACCCCCTCACGCCTGCGGCGCGATGGGGATGGCGAGATTGACCCTCCCACGCCTGCGGCGCGTGAGGAAGACAACCCCGACGCAACACCGATCGGCACGCATCCGCAGCAGCCCTCAGAGCAACGCCACGAGCCGGCTAAGCGCGGTGGGAGAGGGCCTTCGGCCCGGCGATCGGATGAGGAGGTTGCGGCCGATATCGCGTTCGAGAAGCATCTCAAGTGGCCGAGGGGTCTGCCGCACCACCAGCGGGCGTTCATTGCACGAACGTCGCGCGACTTAGGCCCGGTCCTCGCCCAACGTGTTTTGGACGAATGGCACGGCGCTAAGCAGGCCGGCATCGTCGGCAGGGACTGGCCGTATTTCAACTCCCTTGTGCGCGCGGCCAAAGAGCAGGGGGATGCCTGGGAGACCGTCTACGCCGAACAGGTGGCGGCGGACCGCGAGCACGCGCTCCGGAAGCTGGCTGAGCAAGCTGCACGGGAGCAGCGGTTCGGCGCCGAGATTGGCGGCAAGGCAGGGCCGTTGCCCCCGGGCGGGCTGTCACAGTTGGCAAAGACGCTGCTGCGGAGGAGCGCATGACGCGTAGCCGCATGACTGCAGAGCAGGCCTTTGCCGAGGCCCGCGGCTGCCTTGCGGAGGGCGCGGGTCGGGGAGAGGGCTGGCGCGACCGCATGGTGTTCTGGACCGCCGTTCGGTTTGGCCTCGATGACATCCGGGCGACTACCTGGCGCGGCGCATCCGGTCGTTGGTCGCGGCTGTGGGAGATCGTGCAGCATGAACACCTCCCCCCGATCCCCGGCGTGCCGGAGGTAGAGCAGCAGCTGGCCACCGCGACGGTGGCCGAGCGCAACATCGCGCAGATGCGCGCAATGGTCGGAGGAAGGCAGAAGCGATGATGACGGACAAGAACGTTGGCGCGCGCGGCGATGATGCGCAGGCTCGCATGGTCGAGCGGTTGCAATCGTGGGGACGATGGGCGAAGAGCGGCTGTGGCCGCAACGGCTTCGGCGAGAGCTGCCTCACGCTCGAGGAGATCCGCTCGCTGCCGGTGCAGGCGTACATCCCCATGTCGCCGCCCGAGTGCGAGCAGACTCACGAGGCGCTGCGCCGACTTCCGATGGAACTGCATCGGCTGGCGATTGCCTGGTACATCGATGAGCTGTCCAAGCCAATGATCGCGCGCCGGCTGCGCGTCAGCGAAAGCCACGTCTGGCGCCTGCACAAATCGCTGTTGGCCGGCGTCGATTTTTGCCTTAGGAATCCGAGGCTTAAGGGACCACCCTTGCACCTGCTATTGAAATCCTGACAGGGTTTCAGTAGATTTCGGCTACGCTGTGCGATCAGTGCGTGCGGTGAAACAAGCCCGATTCGGTGAAGACCGGTCGGGCTTTTTGCATTCAGGGGCAGCCCCGTACAGCGCGCGTAGGGCGGCGAAACGTCCTCGCCGGCAGGCCGAGAGAATAGCCTGCCCGATATGCCGCGGCTTGCCACCGCATCGAGGCCCCGCGATTGGGTATGAACGGCCAAGCTGGCTATTGGCGCCGGAACCGTAACCGGCAGATTCCTTTGTTGTCTCCTTGGCCCGCATCACGCGGGCCTTTTCGTTGGGCCGGTGCGCGAGCGCCGGCCCGCGCTTCTTATGCCAACGCGAGCCCCCAAACCATGCGTCCATCCCGGCTGCCGGCGGTACGCGGCGGACCGCGGCCGATGCGCCGAACACGCGCGCGAGCAGGATGCCCGCCGCGGCAGTGCCGCCAGTCGCGGCTACGACAGCAAGTGGCGCCGTGCCCGCGAGCAGTTCCTGCGCGCTAACCCGCTGTGCGTGATCCATCTGGCCGACGAGCACGTGGTCGCGGCCTCGGTGGTCGATCACATCGTTCCGCACAAGGGCGACTCGAAGCTGTTCTGGTCGCGCAGCAACTGGCAGGCGCTGTGCAAGCCGTGCCACGACCGCAAGACCGCGACCGAGGACGGCGGCTTCGCCAACCCGGTGCGGCTGGCCCGCCCGGCGGGCGGCGCGTTGGGGGAGGGGTAACTAACCCCTCCCCCCGAGGGGGGGTAGGGGGTCAAATCCCTGGCCCCAAACGCCTCGGGACCGCGCGCCAGGCTCGAATTTTCGAGGAGCAATTTTTGGGAGGGGGGGGTTAAAGAATCCGCCTCATAGGGAGCCTGAAAGACGGTCGGGGACCGTTTTGGATGGCTCGCATGAAATGGAGCCTTCTATGGGCCTGAATGACACCGAATTGCCCGGCGGCGAAGCGCAAATGCCGCCGTCGCCGTCCGGTGCCGGTGATAAGCAACTGCGCTCGCCGGCGCCGCCGCCCGGCACGCAGCTGAGTCCGCGCGAGCGCAAGGTGTGGGACTACATCTGCGCAGCGCTGCGCGACTCGGGCATGCCGCATCTGACTGCCGGCATCGCGATCGCTGTCGTGTGCAAGACCTTCATCCGCTGGGTCAACACCGAGCTCGAGCTACAGAACTTCGAGGCCTCGAACGGCGGCACCTATTTCATCAAGACCAAGACGGGATTCGATCAGCCGCACCAGCTGTTCTACGCGGCGGCGGCCCTGAAAAAGGAGCTGCTCACATGGTTGCCCGAGAGCTGCCTGACGCTGCCGTCCTCGGTGATGGCCCGGGCGAAGCTGGGCGACGAGGGACAGCAGGACGATCTGTTCGGGGATCTGCTGGCGCACGCGACCGCCGAACGCAACGCCGCGCGAAGGCCCGCCGGACAAAAAAGCACGTCGATCGCCTGACTGCAGCGGCCGGCCAGCTGCACCAGTGGGACATCGACTACGGCCTGCCGGTGCTGCGCGGCGAGATCGTCGTAGGCGAGTACGTGTACTTGGCCGTCGAGCGGCACTACCGCGACCTGCTCGACGGCCACAAGCGCGGCCTGTGGTTCGATCCCGATGCCGCCTGGCACGTGATCCGTTTCATCGAAACGTTCTTCGTCCATATCAAAGGGCCGTTGGCCGGCCAGCCGATCCTGCTGGACCCATGGCAGAAGTTCTGGACGGCCGTGCTGTATGGCTGGAAAACCGACGAAGGCCTGCGCCGCTTCAAGCGCGGCTATGAAGAGGTCGCCCGCAAGAACGGCAAGAGCACCTGGAAGGGGCCGCAGGGCGCGTACCTGTTCATGATGGACCAGGAGGTCGGCGCGGAAGTGTACGCGGTGGCCACCACGCGCGAGCAGGCGATGTCGGTGTTTAAGCCGGCTTTCGACAACATCCGGCGCTGGTCGAGGCGATCGCGCGGCGTCAAGCGGTCCTTCACCATCCACGAGGGCGTCAACCAGGAGAAGGTCGCCTTCGACAGCTCGGTGTTCAAGCCGCTGCCGGCGAACGCCGAATCGCTCGACGGTCTGAACCCGCACGCCATCCTGTTCGACGAACTGCACGCGCAGAAGTCGGCGGACGTTTGGGAGGTCATGGAGTCAGCGCTCGGCGCGCGGCTGCAACCGCTGCTGTCGGCGATCACCACGGCCGGCTTCATCCTCGACGGTGTGTGCACCGATATGCGCCGCTACCTGATCGAGGTGCTCAAGGGCGAGCGGCAGGATGACGCCTTCTTCGGCTACGTCTACACGCTCGACGCCGGTGACGATCCGTTCGATGAGGCGGTCTGGCCGAAGGCGAATCCCGGCCTGGGCATGTCCAAGCGCTGGGATTACATGCGGGACATGGCTCGCAAGGCGGCGGCGCTGCCCAGCGCGCGCGCCAACTTCATGACCAAGGATCTGAACCTGTGGGTCAACTCGGCCGAGGGCTGGATCGAGCCGTCAGTGTGGGACAAGGGCGCCAAGCGCTTTGACCCGGCCATCCTGCGTGGGCGCCGCTGCTACGGCGGGCTGGATCTGTCGTCGACACAGGATTTGACCGCCTTCGCGCTGGTGTTCCCGCCGCCCGACGATGAGCCGGACGGCGAATGGTACGTGCTGGTCTGGACCTGGTGTCCTCAGGAAAAGGTCGACACGCAGGAGGCGGACGATCGCGCCAGCTACAAGCGCTGGGTCAAGAACGGCTCGCTGATCGCGACCGAGGGCAGCGTGACCGACTACCGGCCGATCAAGGCCAAGGTCCTCGAGGCATGCCGGCTGTACGACGTGGTCGAGGTCGGCTTTGACATCTGGAACGCGACCCAGCTCGCCAACGAGCTGCAGGAGCACGACGTGCCGATGGTGGCGGTCCCGCAGAACACCGGCGGCATGTATCCCGGTGCCAAGAAATTCGAGGAGGTCGTGTACGCCAAGCGCCTGCGGCACGGCGGCAACGCGGTGCTGCGCTGGGCAGTTTCCAACGTCTCGCTGCTGTACGACACCAACGGCAATTTTCGACCGGACAAGAAGAAGTCCAAGGGCCGCGGCCGGATTGATCCGGCAGTGGCAACGATCATGGCGTTCAGCCGTGCCGCGGTGGGCGGCGATGGCGGCGCGCCCGATGGGATCTGATATGAGCCTGTTTCAACGACTTGGCGCGGCGGCGCATGCCTTTCGGGCGCCGCTGGCGGCCAGCGCCGCGGCCGGCGACATGCCGGTCAGCGGCACCGCGCCGGCAGAGCCGTGGCTGATGCGCGTGTTCGGGGGCGGCAAGTCCCGGTCCGGCCAGTACGTCAGCCCGGAGTCGGCGCTGCGCGTGTCCGCGGTCTATGCCGCGACCCGGATCATCGCGGAATCGATGGCTTCGTTGCCGATCAGCGTCTACCAGCGCAAGGGCGGCAAGCGATCGCCGGTGACGCAGCACAACCTAGTCGGCCTGCTCCACGATGCCCCGAACCCGAACAACACGGCGTTCGAGTTCGTGGAGATGGGGCAGGCGCATCTAAGCCTGCGCGGCAATGCCTATTCCTTCATCGAGGGCAACGGCAAGGGCGAGATCGAGGGGCTCTATCCGCAGCACCCGGACAAGGTAACGGTGCGGTACGACAAGACCAGCAACGTCTTCGTCTACGACATCGACGGCGAGCGCGACATTCCGGCGCGGCAGGTGCTGCATATCCGCGGCTTCTCGCTCGATGGGCTTGTGGGGCTCAATCCGATCGCACTGGCGCGCGAGACCATCGGCCTGGCGCTGTCGGCGGAGGAGCTCGGCAACGAAGCGTTCGCCGAAGGTTTCGTGCCGCCGGTGGTGCTCGAGGTGCCGGAGAAGCAGGGCAAGGATCAGCGCGACACGTTCCGCAAGCAATGGGTCGAGCTGAGCCGCGACCGCCGCGCGGGCCCGCCGGTGGTCTCGGGCGGGGTCAAACTGCACACGCTGCGCGTGTCGATGGCGGACCTGCAGTTCCTCGAATCGCGGCGCTTCAGCATCGGCGAGATCGCCCGGCTGTTCCGCGTGCCGCCCCATATGCTCGCCGATCTGGAGAAGGCCACCTTCAGCAACATCGAGCATCTGTCACTCGAGTTCGTCAAGTTCACGCTGGCGCCCTGGATCAAACGGTGGGAGCAGCGGATGAACCTGACGCTGTTCTCCGGGTTGGAGCGGGAGAAAGGGCTCTATGTGAAGTTCAACGTCGACGCGCTGCTGCGCGGCGACATCAAGTCGCGCTTCGAGGCGTACCAGATCGGCCTGGGCAACCGCATCCTGAACGCCAACGATTGCCGCGAAATGGAAGAGCGCGACGGCTATGAGGGCGGCGACGAATTCTGGGCACCGCTCAACATGGCGCCCATCAGCGTGCCGCGACAGATCAAAGGAGGAAACACCGCATGAAGTATCCGCTTCTCGCGTCGCTGGTCTTCGGCCAGGCGCACATGATCGACCCCGGCAAGCTGGACATCATCCTGGCGGTGCTGGGCGATCGCATGGGCGTGACGATCGAAGGCCTTCGGGCTCACGGTATGGGCGCATGGCACGACAACGACGACCCGGCCAAGGACGGCGCCGATGTCGAGGCCTCCCGCGGCAAGGCATGGGCGGACGCCGGCCGCGGGGTCGGCGTGCTGGATGTGAGCGGCACGCTCGTGCATCGCGCGTCCAGCATGGACGCGATGTCCGGGCTGACCAGCTACGCCCAGCTGTCGGCCCACTTCGCCAGCATGGTCAATGATCCCGACGTGGGGCACATCGTGCTGAGCATCAACTCGCCGGGCGGCTCGGTCAATGGCGCCTTCGACTTCACCGACGAGGTATTCCGCGCGCGTGGCGTCAAGCCGATCACCGCAATTGTGGACGACCGCGCCTACTCGGCCGCGTACGCGATCGCCAGCGCCGCCGACGAGATCATCGTCTCGCGCACCGGCGGCGTCGGCAGCATCGGCGTCGTCGCGGCCCACATGGACCGCAGCGCCCTCAATGAGCGTGCCGGCGTCAAGGTCACCTATATCCACGCCGGCGCCCGCAAGGTAGACGGCAACCCGGACGCACCGTTGTCCGACGACGCGCGCGCGACGCTGCAGGCGGAGGTCGACCGGATCTACGGCCTGTTCGTGGAAACGGTGGCCCGCAATCGCGGGCTGTCGACCGACGCGGTGCGTGGCACCGAGGCCGGCACCTTCATGGGGTCTGCCGGCGCGACGGCTGGCCTGGCTGACAAGGTCATGGCGCCGCGCGACGCGCTGCGCGAGATCGTGGCGCGGTATCAGCCCGCGCCAACCGCTTCGACCGGCCGCTACCTGCGCGCCGCGACCGCCATGCGCGTGCGCATGAGCTGAACCTCCCCGCATGGGGTATCCGAAGGCCGCCAATCTGGGCGGCCTTTTTCATTTCGACATCCGAGAAGGAACCAGCATGAAAGACTTGATGACCCTGCTGCAGGAGCGTGCGGGCGTGCAGGCAGCGATCGCTGCCCTGGCTGACAAGGAAAAGGGCGGCGCCGCGCTGTCCGCCGAGGAGGTGGCCGAGTTCGGCAACCTCGAGGCCCAGTTCGACAGCCTGACCGCGCAGATCGACCGCCTCCGGGCTGCTGAGCGCATGGCCGCGGCGGTGGCGAAGCCGGTGAACGGTTCGGTGCCGGCGCAACCCAAGCAGGCGAGCCGCCAGCCTGGCGAGTCGCTCGGCATCATCGTGCGTTCGCTGGTCGCGGCTGGTGGTGATCCCCGGGCCGCGGCGCATTACGCCGAAACGCAGTGCGGCGCGCCCGAGATTGCCGCGGCGCTCAATACCGGTACCGGTTCGGCTGGTGGCTTCATCGTGCCGCCGGGCTACGTGCCCGAGGTGGTGGAACTGCTGCGACCGGCCAGCGTGGTGCGCAAGATGGGCGCCCGTACCATTCCCATGCCGGCCGGCACGCTGACGATGTCCCGCCACACTGCCGGCTCGACGGCCACCTACGTGACCGAGGGCGCCGATATCCCGCCGAGCCAGCCCGCGTTCGGCCCGTTGACGCTGTCGAAAAAGAAGCTGGTGGCGATGGTGCCGGTCTCCAACGATCTGATCCGCTTCAGCTCGCCGGACGCCAACACTTTGGTGCGCGATGACATCGTCCAGGGGATTGGCACGCGTGAGGACCAGGCGTTCATTCGCGACAACGGCGCCGGCAATACCCCGACCGGCCTGCGCTATCAGGCGGCGGCCGGCGCGCTGATCGCGGCCAACGCAACGATCAACGTTCAGAACGTCAAGAACGATCTGGGCAAGCTGGAACTGGCGCTGCTGAACGGCAACGTCAAGATGCTCAAGCCGGGCTGGATCATGTCGCCGCGTACGCTGGTGTTTCTGCAGAACCTGGTCGATGGCAACGGCAACCATGTGTTCCCGGAAATCGCCGCGGGCCAGCTGCGCAACAAGCCGTATTCGGTGACCACCAGCATCCCCGACAACCTCGGGGCCGGCGGCGACGCCTCGGAGATCTACCTGGTCGACTTCAACGACGCGATCATCGGCGAGGCCACGGGCCTGATCATCGATATCTCGAAGGAAGGCAGCTACATGTCCAACGGCGAGCTGGTGTCGGCGTTCAGCCGGGACGAGACGCTGGTGCGCGCGATCACCGAGCACGACTTCGGCATGCGCCATATCCCGTCGGTCGCAGTGCTGACCGACGTGAAGTGGCAACCGTAAGTTCCCCCATTCCCCGCAACGCGGTCGGCCCGGATCGGCCGCCCGTTTCCTGACGCTCTCACCAAGGATCGAGCATGAAGATTATCAAGTTTCTGGAACGTGTCTCGCCGTATCAGCCGGGCGAGACCGCCGGTTTCCCCGACGAGGTGGCAAAGTCGTACGTCGACGGCAAGAAGGCCGAGTATGTGCCCTCGGCCAAGACCGGCAAGAAGGGGACCGCCGCCGTTACCGATGGCGAGGCCAATGCTGCCGGCGGCACCGAGGGCGCGCCCGGCGGAACGCAGGAGGGCTAAGCCATGCGGCTGATCATACCGCCGCAGGGCGAGCCGATCAGCCTCGAGGCGGCGCGGCGCTGGGCGCGGGTGGACGAGGCGGAATCCGACGAGATTGTCGAGATGTGCCTGCGTGCTGCCCGGGAAAAGGCTGAGCACACGACCGGGTGCCGGCTGCTGACGCAGACCTGGGGCATCCCGGTGACCGCGGGTCAGCGGGTGGCGCTGTACAGCCTCGGGCCCGTTCAGCAAGTCACGCAGAACGCGGTGGTGGTGCCGCACTCGGGCGATCTGGTGGCGGAGGTGGTCGCGCCGGCAGCCGGCGAGCTCGAAGTCCGGTGTGGGTTCGGCGGCGCGGACGACGTGCCGTCGGCCATCAAGATGTGGATTCTGCAGCGGCTGGGCTTCTATCTCGAGAACCGGCAGGGTCTGGTGGCGGCGCCAGGCGTCGGCACGCAACTTGAGCCACCGCGTGACTTCGTGGATGGATTGCTTGACCCGTTCATCGTGCCGAGGTGCTAAATGAACTTTCCGCATATCGGGCAGTTGAACCGCTCGGTGACGCTGCGCCGCCGCACCGACATGCCGACCGGCGAGGTGGGCGTCGCGCCGGAGTTCGATCAGGAGCTGCAGCGCTGGGCCAAGGTCGAGCCGGTCGGATCGGCCGTCTACGCGGGTAGCGTGCAGATCGACGCGATCGTCACGCATCGGGTGTATTTGCGTGCGATCGCCGGTATCACGAACGCGCACGAGGTCGTCTGTGCCGGCCGCGTCTACCGCGTCAAGCGCGTGACCGACCTGCAAGGCGCCGGTCGGTTCACGGTGCTGGAAGTGGAGGAGCTGGGCGATGGCTGACGGCGCCTTCTACATGCACATCGAAGGCTTCGAGGGCTTCGACAAGGCCATCGACTTCAACAAGCGCAAGGTGCGTGCGGCCATGCGCAAGGCGGGCCGGCTGGTCGCCGGCCAGGCCAAGATGAACGTGGCGCTGGCGCGCGGTGCGGAGGGTTATCCGGCCGTGCGCACCGGCGCCCTGCGTGAGAGCATCGACTTCAAGCTGAGCCGCTCGGGGTTCCTCGTGCGCGTCGCGCCCAAGAAGACGTCGGCCATGCCCGCGCCGTACTTCGTCTATCTGCACTACGGCGTCAGGCGCGGCATGAAACGCCGCAAGGACCACAAGGCACAGCCGGCCGGTCCTTGGCGTATCAAGCCGCGGGCCAACTACATGGCCGATGCTCTGCAGGATCGATCCGATCAGGTGAGGTCGCTGCTGCAGCAGGCCCTGGCAGACAGCCTCGAGATCAAATAACCACCCAGCCCGCGCAAGCGGGCTTTTTTACGCCCATGAAGATCTCGCCCCTTATCCAACAGCTGCGCACCTGGTGCCCGACCTTCCGCAAGAACGTCGCCGGCGGCCTCGAGTTCGAGGTGATGCGCGACAGCGTGCAGCTGACGATGCCCTCGGCCTGGGTCGTCATGACCGACGACGACCCAGGCGAGAACACCTCGGACAACGTTATCCGGCAGTCAATCGTCGACGGCTTCGACGTGGTGGTGGCCGTCAAGACCACCGACGAGCGCGGCCAAGCCGCAGCCGACCCGCTGCACGACATCCGCGCCGAGCTGCTGCGAGCGCTGGTCGGCTGGGAGCCGATGCCCGGCTACGAGCCGATCCAGTACGCCGGTGGCCAGCTGCTGCTGATCAACCGGGATCGGGTGCTGTACCGCTTCCGCTTCGAGTGCGAATGGACCCTCGGCGGCGGCGATACCCCCGAGACGTACCAGGAGGTCGAGCTTGCCGGCCTGCCGCCGCTGGCTGGCCTCGATGTCGAGGTCGACGCGATCGACCCGATGGCCGATCCGAACCTCAGTAAGCCCGGCCCGGACGGCCGGATTGAAACCGTGCTCCGCGTGGAGCTTGACCAAGGAACCGCATGACGACTGACCGCAGCAAGGTCCACGTGAAGCCCGCCCCGGGCCGCGTGGTGCTGGACCCCGAGCGAGGCGACGATCTGCCCGCCGCGGGCCGCGTGGTGGCGCGCTCGACGTACTGGGCGCGCCGGATTCAGGACAACGACGTGATCGTCGGCGAGCCGCCGGCGCCGGCCGACACCGCGAAGGCGGCCAAGGCTGCCGTCGCTGACAAGGGAGCGAAGTAATGTCCGTGAGCTTCAACCAGATCCCGAACGACCTGCGGGTGCCGCTGTTTTACGCCGAGGTCGACAACTCCCAGGCCGGCAGCGGCACCACGGCGCTGCGCCGCCTGATCATCGGCCAGATGAACGACGACGCGACCGGCGATGCCGGCAAACTGGTGCTGACCAGCCGGATCTCAGACGCGGTGGCGATCGCAGGCGACGGCTCGATGCTGGCCGCGATGCTGGCCAAGTTCCGGCTGGGCGATCCGATGGGTCAGATCTGGTGCCTGCCGTTCAAGGTGACGGCCGGCGCCGCTGCCGCGGGCAAGTTCAGCATCACCGGCGCTGCCACCGAAGCCGGAGTGCTGTCGGCCTACGTGGCCGGGCGCCGGTTGCGCGTGGCCGTGACCAGCGGCATGACGGCTGATGAGGCCGCCACGGCGTTGGCCGCCGCGATCAACGCCGCCTTCAACATGCCGGTCAAGGCCACTGCGCTGGCCGGCGAGGTCACGGTGACGTGCAAGTGGAAGGGTGCCACCGGCAACGACATCAAGCTGCAGATGAACCGTGCCGGCCTGGTCAACGGCGAGCGCACGCCGGCCGGCCTGACCGTGACGACGACCGCAATGGCGGGCGGCGCCGGTAGCCCGGACATGGACGTGGTGCTGGCCGCTGTGGGCGATGAGGAGTTCGAGTTCGTCTGCCATCCGTTCACCGACACGGCGAGCCTCGATGCCTTCGCCGTCTGGATGAACGACATCAGTGGCCGCTGGGCGTGGTCGGCGCAGCTGTATGGGCATTGCTACACGGCGATCCGCGGCGCTATCGGCGAGCTGGTAGCGGCCGGGCGCCTGCGCAACGACCCGCATATGACCATGGAAGGCTTCGAGCCGGACGTGGCCACGCCGGTGTGGGAGCACGCGGCCGCCTTCACCGCGCGCCAGGCGGTGTTCATCTCGGCGGACGTGGCGCGCCCCACGCAGACCGGCGAGCTGGTCGGCGTCGACGCGGCGCCGGCCGGTGCGCGCTTCATGCTCAACGAGCGGCAGACGCTGCTGTCGTCGGGCATCGCCACCACCACGGCGGCGGACGGCACGGTGCGGATCGAGCGCGCGATCACCACCTATCAGCGCAACGCCTACGGCCAGCCGGACGATTCGTTCCTGGACAGCGAAACGATGCACACCACGGCGCACGTGATCCGCTTCCTGCGTCAGTGGATCACCTCCAAGTTCGGGCGCCACAAGCTGGCCGACGACGGCACGCTGTTCGGCGAAGGCCAGGCCATCGTCACGCCGAGCACCATCCGAGCCGAGCTCATCGCCGCCTACAAGGAGCTCGAGCGGCTCGGCATCGTCGAGAACAGCGAGCTGTTCGCGCAGTACCTGGTGGTCGTGCGCAACCAGAACAACCCGAACCGCGTCGACGTGCTGTTCCCGCCCGACTATGTCAACCAGCTGCGCGTCTTCGCGCTGCTCAACCAGTTCCGGCTGCAGTACCCGACCGAGGCCGCGGCGTAAGCCCGGTCGCCGTGCCACCCTCGCGGCCCGCCTGCTGGCGGGCCGCTTCGCTTTCAGGAGACCGCTATGGGTCAGAAGATTGCCGGTACCGTCTATGTCAAGGCGGACGGCGAGCAGTTCGATTCGATGGGCAATTTCGAGGTGCCCATCAGCAAGTACCGGCGCGAGAGCCTGCGCCCGGGCAAGTTCAAGGAAGACGACCTGATTCCCTATGTCAAGGGAGACGTGGCCTTCACCCGCAACTTCCCGATCAAGAAGCTGCAGGACGCCACCAACATGACCGTCACGGTGGAGTTCAAGAACGGCAGGACCTACATCCTGACCGGCGCCTACATCGTGGGCGAGCCTGCCCACAACAGCGACGACGGCAAGGTCTCGCTGCAGTGGGACGGCGTGGAGGGTGTGTGGCAATGAGCATCACCTTCCCCCTGAGCGCGCCGATCGAGGCGCACAAGCAAACGCTGCACGAGCTCGAGCTGCGCGAGCCGACGCCGGAAGACGCGCGCATCGTCAAGGCCATGCCGTACTGGGTGGCACCCGACGAATCGGTGCAGTTGAACCCAACCGCCGCGCACGCCTACATCGTGCGGCTGGCCGGCATCCCGCCGTCGTCCGTCGACCAGCTCGACATCGGTGACTTCAACAACCTGTGCTGGGTGGTCGCCCGTTTTTTCTTGAAGCGGGCCTCGACGAAGCAGACCAGCTCGTCCGAGCCGCCTACGACCTAGCCCGCTTCTACCATCTGGACCCCGAGGTGGAGATGGCTCGACCACTGAGCATCGTGGTCGAGCATTTCGACCACGCCCACCGGATCGCGCGCGAAGAGCGGGCGGCGCTGCCGGAGTAACCATGGCTGACAAGTTTCAACTGAAGGCGCTGATCACAGGCGTCGACAAGCTCTCGCCGGCGCTGTCCGGCATCCGCAAGAACATCGCGGGCTTTCGCAAGGCGCTCAAGGCCGATGGCCTGGGCGATCTGTCGTTCCGCGACGTGATCCAAGGCGGCGCGCTGGCGGCGCCGGTGGTGGCCGCCACCCGGGCCGCCATCGACTTCGAGTCGGCCATGGCCGATGTGCGCAAAGTGGTCGATTTCGACTCGCCCGCACAGTTCGCGGAGATGGGCAAGGAAATCGTGGACATGTCCAAACGGCTGCCGATGGCGGCCAAGGACATCGCTGCGATCACCGCCGCCGGCGGCCAGGCCGGCATCGCACGGGACGAGCTGGGACGGTTCGCCGAAGACGCCGTCAAGATGGGCGTGGCCTTCGACCAGACCGCCGATCAGGCCGGCGACATGATGGCCAAGTGGCGCACCGCGTTCAAGCTGGGCCAGGATCAGGTCGTGGCGCTGGCCGACCAGATCAATTACCTGGGCAACACCGGCCCGGCCAACGCACGCCAGATCTCCGAGATCGTCACGCGCATCGGCCCGCTTGGCGAGGTCGCGGGCCTGGCCAGCGGCAAGATTGCGGCAATGGGCGCGACGCTGGCCGGCATGGGCATCGGCGAGGAGATCGCCGCCACCGGCATGAAGAACTTCATGCTGGCGCTGACGGCCGGCACCTCGGCGACCAAGGAGCAGCAGGCCACCTTCAAGGCGCTGCGGCTCGATTCGCAGCAGCTGGCCGCCGGCATGCAGAAGGATGCCGAGGGCACGATCATGCGGGTGCTCACCGCCATCAGCAAGGTCGACAAGGTCAAGCAGGCGGCCGTGCTCGACGGCCTGTTCGGCAAGGAATCGATCGGCGCGATCGCGCCGCTGCTGACCAACATGGATCTGCTGCGGCAGAACTTCCAGAAGGTCGGCGACGCGACCGCCTACGCCGGTTCGATGAGCAAGGAATACGAGGCGAGGGCGGCCACCACCGCCAACGCCTTGCAGCTGATGCGCAACCGCGCCACCGCGGTCGGCATCGCAGTGGGCAACATCCTGCTGCCGCCGCTCAATGACTTCCTAGCCTTCGCCGGCCCGCTGGTCGACCGCATGTCCGACTTCGCCGCGGCCAACCCCGAGGTGATCAAGGGCGTGCTGGGCGTGGCGGTCGGCCTTGGCGTGCTCAAGCTGGCGGTGGTCGGTGTTACTGCCGCCATGCGCGTGTTCAACGCGGTCACCGGGCTGTCGCCGATCGGGATCGCGGTGCGGGTGATCGCCGGCGCCGCCGGCCTGCTGATCGCCAACTGGTCCGCCGTGGCGCCGTTCTTTGCATCGGTATGGGCCGGCATCAAGGACGCAGCCGAGACCGCCTGGGGCTGGATTCGCGGCGCGCTCAACTTCACGCCGCTCGGGCTGGTGATCAACAACTGGGGCCCGCTCAGCGAGTTCTTCGGCGCGCTGTGGGAGACCGTGCGGGCCCTGACCGCAGTCGCGTGGGACGGCGTCAAGGCGCTGATCATGAGCTACACGCCGCTCGGCTGGATCGTGTCGAACTGGGAGCCCATCGTCGACTGGTTTCGCGACCTGTGGGGCCGCGTGCGGCCCTACATCGAGCCGCTGGTCAGCGGCGCGCAGTGGATCGGCCAGAAGGTCGGCGCGTTCTTTGGCGGCGCTCAGGCGGGCGGCGGCGCGACCGGCGCGGTGGGCAACGGTCTGCGCGCCGGCACGCAGGGGCTGCGCGACTGGTCGTCGTCGCTGTCGGCCCAGGCCGCGCAGACCCAGCAGCTGCGCGGCGACATGGTGGTGCGCTTCGAGGGCGCGCCGCCAGGCACGCGCGTCGACCCGGGCACCAGCAATCAACCGGGCCTGACCATCACGCCGCGCGTGGGCTATCGCTCGCTGGCCGCAGGCTAATTTCCAACGGAGGTATCACAGTGAGCTGGCGCGATGCATTGCGCCCGGGCTCGTTTCGCGGCGTGCCGTTCGAGGTCGAAGCCGACAAGGTGCCGGTCGGCCGGCGCACGGTCAAGCACGAGTATCCGGGCAAGAACCAGCCCTATGTCGAGGACATGGGGCGGGTCACACGGGAGCACAAGGTCACGGCCTTCGTGATCGGACCGGACTGCCTCGAGCAGCGGGACGCGCTACTCGAGGCGCTGGAAACTGAAGGGGCGGGCGAGCTGGTGCATCCGTGGCTCGGCACGCTTAAGGTCACCGCCGGCGTCGGCGAGATGATCCACTCCTACGACGAGGGCGGGATGGTCCGCTTCGAGCTGACCTTCACCGAATCGCCCGAGCTGACTTATCCGGCCGGCGTTGCCAATACCGGCAAGCTGGCCGCGGTCAGCGGCGCCAAGCTGCTCGATAGCGCGATGTCGCGCTACAGCACGGCGCTGAGCTACATCAACCTGGCGCAGATCACGGTCGGGCAGCTGATCAAGGGCGTGCAGGGCATTCTCGCCGTGGTGCAAGAGTACGCGGCGCCGCTGTACAGCGTGCTCGGCACCGCGCAGAGCCTGGCCGGCCTGCTGGTCAATACCCCGGGCGACCTGATCGGCATTATCCGCGGCGTGTTCACCAGCGCGGGCGGCGTGCTGCACAGCTTCGACGGCTTCTCGCAGAGCCTGGGCAGCCTGCTGGGCAAGGCCGACGCGGTGCGGCAGCTGGCCGAGATCCCGGCGCCGCAAGGGCAGGAGGCCGCGGCGCTGCAACTGGCGGCCGTCACGCTGCTGCAGGACGTGCTGCTGGCCGATGCGGTAGCCGAGGTCGCCGAGATCCCGGTGGTGACACCGGCGCCGGCGCCGGCGGCCGTGCCGGCGGTCGAAGTTCAGGTGCTGCAGCCGATCACGCTCCCGGACACGCCGGTGGCCGACGACGTGCTCGAGCTGCGTGAGGCGGTGACCGAGGCGCTGTGGACGCAGACGCTGACGGCGCCGCAGTCGCACTTCCAGGCCTTGACCGAGGCGCGCATCCAGACCGGCCGCCACCTGCTGGCGGTGGCCCGGCAGGGCGTGCGCCTGGTGACGATCACGCCGGCGCAGCCGATGCCGTCGCTGGTGCTGGCCTATGACCGCTATGGGGACGCCACGCGCGCGCCTGAGCTGGTGGCGCGCAACCGCGTCGCGCATCCCGGCTTCGTGCCGGCCGCGCCGCTGCAGGTGGCCGCGTCATGAGCAACGCCAGTGAAGTGACCCTGACCGTCAACGGACTGGACTTTGCCGGCTGGAAGGAGGTGCGCATCGGCGCCGGCATCGAGCGCCAGGCGCGCGACTTCGAAGTCGGCATCACCTGGAAATTCCCCGGTGGCGGCGAGCGCCCGCGCCAGATCCGGCAGGGCGATCGCTGCGAGATCCGCATCGGCAGCGAGCTGGTGCTGACCGGCTATGTGTTCGCCACGCCGGTCAGCTGGGATGCGAACCGCATCACTACCTCGATCTCCGGCCGATCGCTGACCGCCGACCTGGTCGACTGCGGCGCCATCAACCAGCCGGGGCAATGGCGCGGCCAGCCGGTACGCCGCATCGTCGAGGCCCTGGCCTCGCCCTACGGCATCACGGTAACCGCCCAGCAGGCCGACAGCACCACGCTGGCCGACCACACCATCCAGCCGGGCGAGACCGCCTTCGAGTCGATCGACCGGCTGCTGCGTGTGTCGCAGCTGCTGTCGACCGATGACGAGCGCGGGCGGCTCGTGATCGCGCGGCCGGGCAGCGCCGGGCGGGCGGTCGACGCGCTCGAGCGCGGCAAGAACCTGCTCGAAGGCAAGGTGGCGCTCGACTTCGCCGACGTGTTCTCGGAATACGTCAGCAAGGGCCAGCGCGCCGGCAACGATCAGGTGTTCGGCCTGGCCGCCAGCGAGGTCGAAGCCCGCGTGTCCGACCCGCGCATCGGCCGCAAGCGCGTGCTGGTGTTGCACGAGAGCGGGCAGACCACGCCCGCGCTGTCGCGCCGGCGCGTGGTGTGGGAGAGCGAGAACCGCATCAGCAAGGCGCTCAAGGCCACCTACGTGGTGCAGGGCTGGCGCCAGTCCAATGGCGCGCTGTGGCGCCACAACCAGATCGTGCGCGTGATCGATCCGCTGGTCGGCTTCGATCGGGACATGCTGATTGTCGAGATCGAATACAGCCTGTCCGAGGCCTCGGGCACGCGCGCCACGCTGACGGTAGCGCCGCCCGATGGCTACGAGGCCGAGCCGCCCGAGCCGGGCAAGAAACGCCGCATCAAGAAGGGCAAGGGCAAGGACGATTTCGTCTACCTGCTGCCCGAGGATTGGGAGAAACAGTGATGTCAACAGTAGGCCAGCGAGTGGCCGGCATGATCGCGCGCGGCGTGGTGGTGCTGGCCGACGCGCAGCGCAAGCTGCAGGCGCTGCAGCTGCGTCTGACCGCGCAGGAGGTCAAGGACGGCGTCGAGCACTTCGAGCCGTACGGCTACACCAGCTGCCCGCACGACGGCGCCGAGGCGCTGGTGCTGTTCCCGACCGGCGATCGCAGCCACGCCATCACCGTGTGCGTGACAGACCGGCGGTACCGGCACCTCGGCTTGAAGCCGGGCGAGGTGGCGGTCTACACCGACGAGGGCGACAAGCTGGTGCTCAAGCGCGGTCGCATTGCCGAGCTGACTACGGGCATTTTCCGGGTCAACGCCTCGGAGCGGGTCGAGCTCAATACGCCGCAGGTGGTCGCGTCGGATGCGGTTGTGTCGCGGGGGGCGCTGACCGCGCAGGACGGGCTCGCCGTCGAGGGCGGCGGCGACGCCGCGGTAACCGTGGCCGGCACCGTCGCCGTGTCCGATGACGTGATCGCCGGCGGCAAGAGCGCCGTGCACCACCGGCACCCCGAAACCGGAAGCATCACGGACGAGCCGGTATGACGACCACCCTTAGCGACAACGATGCGCTGCTCTATCGCGCGGTGGTGATCAGCCTGTTCACCTGGCGGCGTGCCGAGCCCGACGACCTGCTCGATGACGACCAGCGTATGGGCTGGTGGGGCGACAGCTACCCGGCGATCGCCGGCGATCGCATCGGCTCGCGGCTGTGGCTGCTACGCCGGCGCACGCTCACGCCCGAAGTGCTGCGCCTGGCCGTCGACTATGCGCACGAGGCGCTGCGCTGGATGGTCGAGGATGGTCTGGCCGCGCGCGTCGCGGTGCAGGCGTTCAACACCGTGCGCGGCCGGCTGGACCTGCTGGTGACGCTGTACGACGACGCCGGCGGCACGCTCGCGCAATTCAACTTCAACGATCTCTGGCGGGTAACGCATGCCATTTGATACTCCAACCCTTCCGCAGCTGATCGAGCGCGCCGACGCGGATCTGGCTGGCGCGACCGACCAGGTGCTACGGCGCTCCGATCAGATCGTGCTGGGCCGCGTGCACGCCGGCGCGACCCACGAATTGCACGGCTATCTCGCCTTCGTTGCCAAGCAGATCCTGCCCGACGAGTGCGAGGAGGACATGCTGGTGCGCTACGCCAAACTCCGCCTACGCGTGCCGCGCCGAGACGCGGTCGCGGCGACCGGGCCGATCGCTGTCGTCGGTCAGGTTGGCGCCGTGATCGACAAGGGCGTGGTGCTGCAATACGCGGACGGTCGGCGCTATGTCGTGAACGCCCCCGTCACGCTGACGGCCGCGCAGGCAGCCGTCCCGGTCAACGCCGTCGAGCCTGGCGTAGCCGGCAACCTCGCCCCGGGCGCCACGCTCGAGCTAGTGTCGCCGGTGCTCGGTATCACGCCCAGCGCCACAGTGCTGGCGCCCGGCATCACCGGCGGTACCGACCAGGAGGGCATCGAGGCGCTGCGTCAACGCGTGATTCGATCCTTTCGTATCGTGCCCGACGGCGGCAACGCCGATGACTATGAGACCTGGGCGCGCGAGGTCGCCGGCATTACGCGGGCATGGTGCCGGCGCCACTATATGGGGCTCGGGACGGTCGGTGTGTTTGTGATGCGCGACGACGACCCCGATCCCATTCCCAGCCAGGCATCGCTCGATGCCGTGCGCGATCACATCGAAGCGGAAAAGCCGGTCACAGCCGAGCTCTATGTGCTTGCCCCTAAAGCCAAGCCGATTCACTTTCAGATCCGACTTTCGCCTGATACCACGGCCACGCGCGCGGCCGTGGAGCAGAGCTTGCGCGATCTGCTCAAGCGGGAGGGCGATCTCGGCGTGACGGTGCTTCGCACGCACCTGGCCGAGGCCATCAGCCAGAGTCCGGGGGAGAACGACCACCAGTTGATCGCGCCGGCGGACAACGTCGCGCTGGCCCCTAACGAGATCCCGACCTTCGGGGGCGTGGCATGGCTGTAAGGACCGACAGCGACTACCGCGAGTGCATGGCGGCGCTGTTGCCGCCGGGTCCGGCCTGGGACGTTGAGCAGGCCCCGGCGGTGCGCCAGGTGCTGGCGGGGCTGGCGCCGGAGTTCGCCCGTGTCGATGGCCGCGCCAACGACCTGCTCAACGAGATGGACCCGCTGACGGTGCGCGAGCTGGTGCCTGACTGGGAGCGGGTGATGGGCTTGCCCGACCAGTGCCTTGGCCCCGTGCAGAGCTTCGAGGAGCGCCAGAGGGCGGTCCGGCGCCGGCATGTGGCGGTGGGCGGGCAAAAAATCCCGCTCTTTCTCGAGCTCGCGCGCGAGCTTGGCTACCCCCATGCCCGCATCACCGAGCACCGGGCGCCGCGCTTCGGCCGCAGCCGCTTTGGCGTGGCGCGCTTCGGCACGTGGGAGCAGCAGTACATCTGGACCGTCCATCTCGGACAACGGCTGGCGGCTGGGCGGCGGTGGGGCGTCTCGGTCTGGGGTGAGCGCTTCGGCGCCAATCCTGGTGAAGGGGTGGAATGCGTGTTTCGCCGGCATGCGCCGGCGCACACCTTGGTGTTATTCGATTACGGAGATTGATAGATGGATTACCCGAAAAGCGTCCCTAGTGTCGGCCTTGTTAACGGCAAGTTCGTGGACGAGAACGCCGCGGAAGGGACGGTCGGATCCTTGATCCCCAGCGCCTGGGGTAATGCGGTCACCGACGAAGTGCTCAACGTCATCCGTGCCGCCGGGCTCGAGCCAAGCGAGGATGAGCTTGATCAGCTGAATCAAGCTATTGCCATCCTGGGGCGTGGTCGATTGCTACGAACGTCGGTATATACCATCGTGGCCGGGCAGCAGCGGGTGTCTGTCAATGGCGGCACGCCAAGCGCGGCAGGCGCGAGCACGTTCATACCTTTGACTGCGACTAGGTTTGTCGAGGTGGAGGTGCAGGGCGGCGGAGGCGGTGGTGGCGGAGTGCCAGCGACCGGCGGCACTACCGTTTCGGCAAGCGGCAGCGGTGGCGCTGGGTCCTATGCCAAGGCTCAGTTCAGCAGCGGTTTTTCGGGTGTGTCTGTGACCGTCGGTGCCGCTGGCGCCGGCGGGGCAGCCGGGCAAAACAACGGCGGGAACGGCGGGACGTCAAGCTTCGGAGTACTGGCTTCCGCACCTGGTGGCATTGGCGGCCAGTCCACTGCGCCAATCGCGCCGCCGACAGCGCGAGGCGGAAGCACATACGCGGCGCCGCCTAGCGGCGGCAACTTGGAATCCAGCGTCGGCGTGGCTGGTGGTGGCACGACGATGCTGTCCGGGACGGTTGCAACACCCAGCCACGGAGGCATGTCACGGTTTGGTGCTGGAGGAATCAGCGGCCAGCCGGCAGGTGGCCCTGGCGCCGGAGGTGGTGGGGTTTCACAGTTTTTCAACGGGGCAGCGTCTGCTGGCGGGGATGGCGGCAGTGGAATTGTTATCGTCAGGGAGTATAGCTAGATGAAAACCTACGCACGCGTTTACGAAGGCATCGTGATGGAACTGTTCTCGACAGACGGTGACATCGGCGAAATGTTCCATCCCGACTTAGTATGGATCGATGTGACCGGCACCCAGCCTCAACCCAAGGAAGGGTGGACGTACTCAGAGGAGCGCGGCTTCGAACCTCCCGCCGAAGATGCAACCCCAGTTACAGCGATACGGTAAAGTTCCGTTTTTCCGAACCGAAAAACATAGCCGCGTGGACTCGCATTACAAGAGGATCGATGCTCTCACTTCGTTGCGCTTTCTTGCGGCAGCGTTAATCGCGTTCCAGCATGCGGGCTCGCCGAGCTTCTTCAGATTGGGAATTTCCCTGTTCGATACCAGACACGGCGTTTCTTTTTTCTTCGTGCTGTCTGGGTTCATCCTCTCCCACGCCTATGGAAATATGCGTGCAGGGGATGGCTTGCGGGAGTTCTGGGCCGCCAGAATCGCGCGACTTTGGCCGGCACATGCAGCGACAGCTGTGCTTGCGATGCTTGCCATTGTCCCGATCGCCGACGTTGAATCGGGGCTGAAGGCCCTTGTCAATCTGTTCCTCCTGCAATCTTGGATACCGCTGAAAGGCTGGTACTACTCGGTCAACGCTGTAAGTTGGAGCATCTCCACCGAGTTGTTCTTCTATGTGGCCTTCCCGTTAGTACTGCCGATAGCGCGTGAACGGCCTCTAGGCGTCGCTGTCTTTTCCATTGCCCTTGTTGGGGTTCTCATCGCTGTGGTATCGATAGCAGAACTCTCGCCAGCTGAAACATCGCCTGGGGTGACTGCGTGGGGCATGCTGTACGTCTCGCCGGTTGCTCGCTTCGCGGAATTTCTTGGCGGGATGGTGGCGTACAGGGTAGCGATTGATATGGCCAGCCGAGCCAGTAAGTGGTCCACCGCAAGAGCTTCTTGGTACGAAGCCGCTGCGGCGGCGATGACCTTTGCTGCCATGGTCGGCTGCACCAAACTCGCTGAGCAGCTTAGCGTGGCTGCGCCGCAAGCAAGTGTGTGGATCCGCATTGCAGGTCCATATTGGGCATTCGGAATGCTGCTTGTTGTTCTGTACGCACAGCGTGGTGCGCTGACCCGGCTATTGTCTTGGCGTCCCTTGGTCTACCTGGGGGAAATCAGTTTCGCCCTCTATCTATTGCATCAGCTTGTGCTGCGATGGATGTTTGCCCATTACCGAGACTTTATCGAGGCGAACTGGCTTATCAGCTATGGCGCTTACTGGGCAATATCGATCATCGGTGCAACGGCAATCTACCACTGGGTCGAGCAGCCTTCGAGGCCAGCGCTTCGCGCGGCGTTGACCGGTAGTCGAAGACGACGACTCGCCTGACCAAATCGCAATGGCCACCTTCGGGTGGCTTTTTTTATGCCCGCCAGAGAGCGGGCTTTTTCATTGATGGGGGTAAAGATGTCGGAACCAATTAGCGGCAGTGCAGCTGCGGCAGCGGCGGGCGGTGCCGCAGCATTCAAGGCAATGGGTGGCGCGGCCGGCGTGGCGGCGGGGGCAAGCGGGCTGGCCGCGTTCGTGGTCATGCTGATGATGCGGCCGCGCACGCGAGGGGAATGGGCGGTCGCTTTGATCTCGACCTTGGTGTCGAGCATCGGCGGCGGGGCGGCCGTGGTGCAGCACTTCGGGCTGCAGAGCTGGACGGCCGATTACATAGGCCTGGTGGCGCTCTTTGGCCTGGTGTTTTCGTGCGGCTTGCCTGGCTGGGCGGTGGTGCGGTGGGTGTTCAACTACATCAACAAGCGCGCCGCCGTTGGCATTGATGAGGTCATTGCCGATGCGCGCCGGGGGATGGGGCCATGATCGATGCCGCCAAGCTGCGGGTCATCATGCCCTATGCCGGTGCGCGCGCCGACGTGTTCGTGCTGCCACTGATTGCGGCGATGGACGCTTACGCCATCAACACGCCGGCTCGAGCGGCGGCATTCCTGGCGCAGGTCGGCCACGAGTCTGGCCAGCTGCGCCACCTGCGCGAGATCTGGGGGCCAACGCCGGCGCAACGTCGATATGAGGGGCGAGCCGATCTAGGGAACACCGAGCCCGGCGACGGCAAGCGGTTCATGGGGCGGGGTCTGATCCAGATCACCGGCCGCAAGAACTACCTGCTGTGCGGGTTCGCGCTCGAGCTCGACCTGGTGGCCCGGCCGGAGCTGCTCGAGCAGCCGGTCGCCGCGGCCGCTTCTGCCGCCTGGTACTGGCACAACCACAACCTCAATCGCTACGCCGATGCTGGCGACTTCGTTGGGCTGACGCATGCCATCAACGGCGGCACCAACGGAATCGCCGATCGGCGCGCGTTGTGGAATCGGGCCAAGGCGGCGTTGGGAGTGCGGCCATGATGACGCTGGCTGGAACGGTTGGCGCGCTGCCGTGGCGTCGCATCGGCATGGCGATCGCCGCTGCGGCGCTGATTGGCGCCGGTTGGGTCGCGCAGGGCTGGCGCAAGGGCGCTGAGCTGGATCGTTTGCGCCGCAGCTACGCAGAAGAACGGCTCGCCCAAGAGGCGGCCAAGGTAAGCGCGCTGGGCGATGTCCGGCGCGAGGAGCAGCGCCGGCTGCTCGAACAAGCGGAGATTGCCCATGCTGCAAAACAACAAGCCGAACGGGCGCGCGCCGATGCTCGCGCTGCTGACGCTGTTGCTGGCCAGCTGCGCCAGCGAGTTGCCGACCTGGTCGCCGCCCGTCGAGCCGGCGACCATCCCGTCCCTACCGGCGGAGGCACGGCAGCCGACGATCCCCTCGGTGTGCTTGCCGACGTGCTCGGAAGGTGCGAGGCGCGAGAGAGGGTCGTGGCTGAATATGCTGACGCCGCGAGAATCGCGGGACAGGCCTGCGAGCGAGCCTACGATTCCCTGATAGCCGTGCCTATCGATTAGGTCGGCCAGGTCTAAATCGAGGCTCTACCTGTTGTACTGCGTCTGCTAGCTGCTCGGCGGCCGTCACCAGTTGCTGGACGCTCCAAGCCTCCCCTCGAAAGCGAAACTCGTTTGCGGTTGGATCATACCAGCGCATGAAATCGCCGTTGTCGAGGCCTTGGATGGCGCCCCATGGGCCGACGTTGTCCTGAATGTAGTTCCTATGCTGACTCGTACCGTCCCATTCATCTAGCCGTTCGTCGAAGTGCTCTAGATGATCGCGGAGGGTTCGCCTATGGAAGGTGTGATCATCCCGGACGTTAAGGATCTCCCGTAGTCGCACCCCTCGCTGGATTGCTGCTGCTCGATGTGGATTGTCCCGTCGTGGGGCTGGCCACAACAACCTTGATACGTTGCTTGCATGCGTAAGGACGGCATGCGCGGCCACGAACACGGGGGCCGTCCCGAGTCCGTTTTGCATCGCCTGCCTGCCTGTTTGTAACGCGTGATTGAGGTACATCGCGGCGACGATCGTCATCCGGCATTGGGTCTTCAGCTCTGCCAAGTAGATGTGAACGCTGTCTTCTCTCATCTTGTGTCGCCGTCCGTTCTAGGTCGGGTGGGTAGGCTGTAATCAATGGCCGACAATTCCGAGCCGCTAGTCTACCGTCCGGGTTCTCCGCCGGCATTGCTACGGGCCGGCTTCGGGGGATCGGAACGTGCGGGTCCAAGTGGTGGTCAGCTGCCTCAAAACGGGTTACCCTTGCGGCTCGGCAAAGAAAAAACGCCCCGATCCGGGCTAGGGATCGGGGCGTTCTCTCGGCGGGTGCTACGCTAGGCCGAGTTGCTGAAGCCAGGGCGGCGCATAATGCGCGATGCCCAAGAGGTGGTGCAATACCACCAGAAACAGGACGAATTTTGGTTCGTCTTGCATGGCAATTACTCCTAGAAGTTAAAAGTTTGGCGCCTGCCCCCTGCAACGGGGCAGGTGACCCTTTCGAGTCAGCGCCGATTGTATTCGTAATCTTCGGTGCCGCGCAAATCTTTTACATTGTTTGCTCATTATTGTCCAAACTCGGCGCCCGGATTATCCCTTAACGTCCGACTTAACACCGTCACGAGGTCATGTCACGGGTGGGTGGTGCGTTGACCCTTGTCAGGCAAGGCTTTGCGGGATGCCGAGTGGAGAGACGTGATCAAGTATGGCGAAGTCATACGGGTTCATGATGATGAACGGCGCTAGAAGTATGCAGGCGAATATCAAAGTGATTTCAATGTAATCAAAAACATTCAAAAGGCGTATCAAACGCGATTCAAAGGAAAAGGTAATAGAAGGCTGAAAAACCAAAAGAGACCAGTTTGATTTATTGAAAGATTCAAACGGGCGATGGTGGGCTAGCGCCTAAATCGTTCTGCGGGAACCGCGCCGGGGCGCTTGACCTTGACCCAATCGGGAGACCGCCTGCCGGCTGCATAGGGGCTCCCCGCGCGCTTGGCGACGATGCCTTCCAGCTGCAGCGCCAGCGCTTGCTGGTAAAGCCAGTCGCCGTCTTGCACCCAGTCGACGAACAGAAGAGTGTCGGGGCAGCAGTCGAGGATCTTCCGGAGGGCGACCTTGCGCTTTTCGATCGCCTGGGCGCGGATGTCCCGGCCGCCGTTGACCAGCAGGTCGAAGACGCAGTATGCGACGTGATGAGAGCCGGGCGGCTTGCCGCGGCGCGCCGATCGACGGTGCAGCAGTTCGAAGTCGCTACGGCCGTGCTCGTCCAGGACGCAGACCTCACCATCGAAGATGCACCCAGCCTTCAGGTTGCCGACCGCGGCGGCGACTTCCGGATACCAGGCGGTGGCGTCGTGCCCGTTGCGTGATTTTAGGCGCGCCGGCGTGCTGGCCGCGAGCAGGCGGTAGCCGTCATACTTGATCTCGAAGTGCCAGTCGCCCTGGGGAACGGCGCGGCGCTCCTCGAGCAGCATGGGGGAGAGCTCGGCCAGAGTAGGGGCAGGCGGCCGAGCCGTGGCCACGACTTACCCCTTGACGTCGCGGGGATCGTTGCCGAAGCTGTTGCGTTCTCGGATCTGGCCATCGCGGCCGTGGATGAACAGCTCGACCTTCGCCTGCTTGGCAGTCTCGGTGGCTGCCTTGATGGCGTCTTCCTGGGACTGGTAGTGGACGTTGGAGCGGCCGGCGCCCTCGACCTCTACCACCCAGTCATTGCCGTCCGCCGGCACGACGTGAATATTCCCTGCCATGGTCGCCTCCTATGAGTGTCACTTCCGTTGTACGCGGAGGGCGGCCGCGGCGGTATAGGGCTACGTCTGACCGGCGTCGGAATCCCAGGCGCCATGGACCGGCTCAGCGCGGTAGGCCGACCAGAACACGTGTGAGCTTTTGTGGTGGCGGGAGATCCTTCGCTCGAAGAAGATCCGGACGCGACCTTGGTATTCGGTGTCAACTTCTGCCTCGGCGTGCTCGGGGCCGGTGCGAGTGGGCGGCGGGAGAGTGCGCATCGCTTCTGCGATCTTGTGGCCGCCGACATAAGTCAGGATGCCAGTCTGAGGCGAGGCGCGCGGGGTGGGGTGTGAGGAGGGGAGCTGGCAGCCGTTGGCGAGTTTGCTGTTGCCCATGATGCACTCTGCGAATACTGTATGGATATACAGTATAGCTGCCAACGCACGCTATTTCACCCTCCCTGAATTTTAGGTGGTCGAGCTTGGTGCAGCTACTACGTCCAGCCACTTCCAGCCGGCGAACCGATCGCCGATATGCCGGAGGTGGGTGTACCGCTTCAAGCTTGTCCAACTCCGATGGCCGGTGACCGCGGCAACCCGAGGAATGCTCAGCCCCATCTCAAATAGGCGGCTAGCGCCCTCGTGCCTCATGTCGTGCAAGTGGAGATTGTCGATTCCCAGCAGCTTGCAGGCGCGGGTGAATGCCGTGCTCACCGCGTCGCCGTTCGCCGGGAAAATCCGTGCGTCCTTCCGTGGCTGCGCCAGAATAATCCGCAGTGCCTCAGGGGGGAGGTCGCACCACTGATCGTTGCCAATCTTCTCGCCTGGGTGTTTCATATCCCGCACCATGATGCGGCTACCTTCGACGTCCAAGTCGTCCCAGGTGATGCGGCAGATCTCGTCCAGCCGGCGCGTTGAGAAGATGGCAAACGCGGTGATGGCCTGCATCGGATTGCTGTCGACGCGCCTCGATCGGATCCGCCCGAAGTGCTCCATCAACATGTCGAGCTCGTCCATGGTGGGGCGCCGATCCCGCTGGATGGACCTGCTGATGGCGCCCAGCCTGGATAGGACCTTCCGCGCGTCGGTCATGGCCTGCTCGTTGAGCGGATAGCCCCAGGCGGGCCGGGCGATCGAAAACACAGAGGCCAAATGGGCCATGTAGTTTCCCGCCGTCTGCGGCTTGACCCCCAAGCCGCTGGCATAGCTGACCAGCTCCTGGCTTCCGATCTTCGAGCAGCGCATGCCCCCGAGCGAGCTTTCCGCGATGGCGCGCAGCACCTGCGCTTTGGTGCGGCCGATTCTCTTGATCGATTCTTTCAGGACCCTAGCGATCACCTCGCTCAACAAGGGATCCTCCTGAGCCGCCGCCTCCAGGGCGCCGGGCTGAGCCAGCTGGCGTTCGCGCTTCTCAAGCCACGACGCCGCGGCCTGGCGCCGGTCGAAGGTCTGCGCCTCGGTAAAGACGACGGCACCGTCCCGCTTCAGGCGGATCTGCGCCGTGTACCCTATACTTCCGTCCTTTCGCTGACGCTGCGTGATGGTGCCCATATCTCCCCGGTGCTACACAAAGTTTGGCCGTGCTACATCGTAGCACTTGGGTCCGAAAATGGGCGGAAATGGACACAAACGGCAGGTAATGGAACAGGTTACGAACTTCCCGCAAAGCCAAGCTCAGAGCGGAATCCAAGGAAAATCAACGGGTCGGCGCATTTCCGTTGCGCCGATGATGGACTGGACTGACCGTCATTGCCGCACCTTTCATCGCCACCTGAGCCGCCACACGTGGTTGTACACCGAGATGGTGACGACCGGTGCGCTGCTGCATGGCGATGTCGCGCGCCATCTGGACTTCGATCCGGCCGAGCAGCCGGTCGCGCTGCAACTGGGCGGCAGCGAGCCGGCCGATCTGGCGGCCTCCGCCAAGCTGGGCGAGCGCTGGGGCTATGCCGAAATCAATCTGAACTGCGGTTGTCCGTCCGAACGTGTCCAGCGCGGTGCGTTCGGCGCCTGCCTGATGGCCGAGCCGCAACTGGTCGCGGACTGCGTGCGCGCGATGCGCGACGCGGTGTCGGTGCCGGTCACCGTCAAGCATCGCATCGGTATCGATACGATCGAGCATTACGACTTTGTTCGCGATTTCGTCGGGACGATCGCCGAAGCTGGCTGCCAGACCTTTATCGTCCATGCGCGCAACGCGATCCTGAAGGGGCTGAGTCCCAAGGAGAACCGCGAGATTCCCCCCTTGCGCTACGAGGTCGCCTACCAGCTGAAGCGGGAATTTCCCCAGCTCGAAATCCTGATCAATGGCGGCATCACGCGCTACGACGAGATCGACGCGCACCTGCGCCATGTCGACGGCGTGATGATTGGCCGCGAAGCCTATCATCAGCCGTTCCTGCTCGCGGAGGTCGATCGTCGCTACTACGGCGATACGGGGCCGTCGCCGTCGCGCCTCGATGCCGAACTGGCGATGCAGCGCTATATCGGCGACCTGGTGGAGCGGGGCGGGTATATGGGCGCGGCGACGCGGCACATGCTCGGCCTGTACCGCGGCGTGGCCGGTGGGCGAGGATGGCGGCGCGTGCTGTCGGACGCGCGCCGGATGCACGCGATTCGCACGCGGGAGGGCGTCGACGCACTGTTCGAGGAGGCCCGCAGCCATCTGCATGCCGAGCGCTCGCTGCAGGCGGCGTGACCGAAGGACGGGTCGCCGCGTAGTTGTTGCGAAAGGTGGCGCCCGCCGATTGGAGGCCAGACTCTAATTTCGAATCCGGCATGGTGCCCGAAGCTCCGTACCGCCGTGTTCGAGGCACTTTCGGCGCCGGTTGGGGCGATTCCCGGCACCAGGAAAGGGATTCCCCTAGATAGCCAAGCCGATTCCGATTTTCTTAAACTGTCTGTGCCCTCGAATACAGGGCTTTCTTCAACTGATTTTGGAGCCCGCCTCGCGCGGGCTTTTTTTGTCTCGGGCCCCGGCGGTCGCCGGTCCTTTCGTTTACCCGAATAGTGCTTGGCGGCGATGACAGTTACATTGCAATTGCCTTCAGGGCATTGAGATCGCAAGAGTTTAAGAGTCCGCCGTGTGCGGACTTTTTTTTGCCTGGCGCTCCCCGCAGCGGTCCTCCTTCCCGCTCTCTGTCTGCCGCTCCGCTCGGTCCGCGGCTCGCTTTCTCCCCGTTCTGCATGATGCCGCGGAGCAACGTCGCCGCTAACAGTTCTCGTTTACCTCATCCAAAGAGATGACCCCCCAACCGGGTGATGGCAAGATGAAGCCAAAAACGACAAGAAGATCTGGCCTCGGAGGGTGGAATGGAAGAAGAAGACGGCTTGTTTGGTGTCGCGTTCGAAGGCTTCCGCGTCGTCTGGGTGGTCGAGCGGTTGCAGAACGGTACCTGGACCGCGCGCTACTGCTGGCATCGCGGCACCGATGCGGCCGCCGCCGCCTCACTGCAGACTGATGTGCTGAACGGCAGGAGCCGAAGACTGCCGGGCACCTATCAGACCGAGCAGGAGACGCTCGATGCGATCCACGAGGCAATTCGGCTCGAAGCCCGCTGGTCTTGATGGCGATCCGGCCGCGCGAAAATTTTTGTGCGTAGTACTAGCCATCGCCAAACGAAGTTTGTATAATCTTGGTTTCCGTCGAGCAGTACTGACGACGGCGCTACGGTGGCTGTAGCTCAGTTGGTAGAGTCCAGGATTGTGATTCCTGTCGTCGTGGGTTCGAGTCCCATCAGCCACCCCAAGATCCCATGCAAACAGCCGCTCATCGAGCGGCTGTTTTGCTTTGTGCCGAGACAAACCGGCTGGCGGGCGAGGGCGCTCGTGGTCTTCAGACCAACCGAGCAGCGGCCTTGGTGATCGTCCATCCGACACCGACACACAGCGCGATCCAACCGGCTGCAATCAGTGCGACGTCGTGCCAGTTCATGGTGCGGCGACCGGGACGAAGCAGCTTGATGGTGTCGTCTGACGAAGGCAT